AGCTCCACAAGTACAAGGTTCTGCAAAATCTCAAATCGATTTTGATATTACTATGACTGATGCTCCTGCTCAGTACATCGCTGGTTATGTAAGAATCTCTCGTCAAATGTTGGATGATGTTCCTGCAATGACTTCTTTCTTACAAGCTCGTTTGTTAGAGAAGTATTTATTAGCTGAAGATGCTCAGTTATTGAATGGTAATGGTACTGCTCCTAACTTAACTGGTTTGACTGTGAATGCTGCTGCTTTCAGTGGTGCTGCTACAGTTGACGTTGAGCAATTAGTACAAGCTATTGCACAAGTTTCTGCTGGTAACTACAGTGCTAATGGTATCTTGATTAACCCAACTGATTGGGCTGCTATCATGAATACAAAGAATACTAACGCTGCTTATAGCCTTCCAGGTTCTACAGTTGTTACTACTGACGGTAGTGTTTCTATCGCTGGTATCCCAGTATTCCAATCTACAGCAATCGCTGCTGATAAATTCTTAGTAGGTGACTGGTCAATGGGTGCTCAAATCATGCAAAATCAAGGTATCTCTGTTCAGTTCTCTGAAATGGATAGCGATAACTTCCAAAAGAACTTGATTACTGTAAGAGTTGAAGCTCGTATTGCATTCCCTATCTACTACAACAGTGCGTTTGTATATGGTGATTTCGGTAACGTAGCTTAATCCTAGATTAATCTAAAATATAAGGGGGCAGCCGCAAACTGCCTCCTTTTTTATGTCCGCTATATTTTAGTTATTTTTGTACAAATAATGGCAAATGCAAATAGTAAGAGATATAACAATAATTTCAGAAGAGGTAACTAACCCTATTACATTAGCTGAGGCTAAGAACTATTTAAGAGTAGACTTTAGTGAAGATGATGACCTTATTGAGTCATTGATTACATCAGCAAGAGTTAGACTAGAGCAATATGCAGGTATTGCTATGACTGAAAGAACTTTGCAAGTTGTAGCTTATGTAGATGAGTTAATAGAGCTACCTTATGCTCCTATAACTAATATTCTTAGTGTAGAGTATTTTTCTGCTAATACATGGGTAGGAATCGAAGATGGTGCTTACGAGGTAATTGGAACAACAATTAGAAAGGTATTTACAAGAGATTATCCTGGCATGGAATATAGGTTTACATATAACTGTGGTTACGACTGTGTACCTAGCACCCTAAAGACTGCCACTTTAAAGCTAGTTTCAGACCTATACGAGTACAGAGAATCATCAGTTGAGGCTGGTAGACCATCTCCAAATTTAACGACAGCATACGAGCTTATGAAGCCGTTTAAACGCATAAACATATTCTTATAATGATAGGTAGAATGCAAAATAGGATTACTTTTAAAAGTAAGACAAGCGTATCTGATAGTGCAGGTGGTTTTGTTAACACACTTGTTGACTATTATACTTGCTGGGCTGAGATGGTATCAGATGCCAATACAAGAACTAATTTAGCAGGAACTGATGGTTTTGCAACTGATATTACATTCAGAATAAGATATACTACATCTAAGGTCTTTGATAAGAAGTTGGTAATCAGCTTCCAAAGTAGATTATACATGATAAACTCTATTATAAATCAAGAAGATCGTAATAAGTATTTATTAATAGGCTGCTCAACACTTAAATAATGGCTACATTCACAGTAGACACTAAGGCATTAAATGCAATTCAAAACAAGTTTAAGCAAACTGCTGAATTGTATAAAGCTTACGCAATTCAAGAAGTTGACAAGGCTGTAAAGGCTATGGAGGTAGAAGCTACTGCAAAAGCAGGTAATTTACCTAGAATTAAATCAAAAGCTAAAAAGCCATACGAAAGAACAGGAAATTTATCTAGAAGTATATCTTCTACCCCTTATCAAAATGGATATGCTTTATTTTCAATGGGTAGCAAAACTGTCAAATATGCTCCTTATGTAGAGTTTGGAACTGGAGGCGGATATAGAATACCAAGATATAAATTTAGCACTAGAAAGCCATTAGATAGTTTAGCATCTCAATTTATAGGTTCAGGATTAAGAAATTATAATATGAAGAATAGACCGTTCTTCTTTAATACGTTTGATGAGAAATATGCAACATTGATAAAAAGATTAAAAAGCTTTAAAGTAAGGTAATCCGATATAAATATATTTCATTAAATTTGTACAAAATCAATACCATGACAATTACATTAAACGAAGAGCAGGTAAAACAATTAGACGCATTTATTCAAGAAATGCCAACTAAATTTGGTTTACCTCTAACCCAGTTCTTATCAAAACTTGCTCAAGAGCAAAATCCTGAGGAAGTAAAAGAAGAAACGGAAGCTTAATGAAAGATTGCGGATACGCTATAAGAAAGGCTTATGTAGATAAGTTAGCATCACAAAGTTACTCTTTGGGTGTTTACGATACTATTGCACCTGATACTGTAGAGCCTCCGTTCTTACTTATAAGCAGCCAAACATCTTTGGAAAATAGTGACAAACAGAGTTATAACTTTGATGTTACTATTCAATTTGATGTTGTGTATAGAACTTTTAAGTCAGGTGAAGTAGGGCAGAAATTGGTAGACCAGTGGACTAACGAATTGTTAGTGATCATAGGCGTTAATGTGCCAAGTTACCCAAGTGCTTCTCCTGACTTTAAAATAGTTACTCGTAAGATGACAAGCAATATTGCTACCTTTGATTATGTAGATGAAGCTTATATATTTAGAAGAGTAATTACAATGGAACATTTTGTAACTCAAATATTATAAAAAATTAAAATAAAATAAAATGCCAACAACAGGAATTTTTAACGGTACAAACCTAGTAGTTCTAGTAGGAACTGAAGTTGTAGCTCACTCTACATCTTGTTCTTTATCAGTAAGTGCTGATTTACCAGATGCAACAACTAAATCAAGTGGTGGATGGGCTGATCAAATCGCAGGTTTGCGTTCTTGGTCTTTAACTACAGATGGTCTTGCTACAGTTGAACCAACAGGTACAAGCTATGTAGTGGGAGATATTTTTGCTGCTTTAAACGGAAGACAAACAGTTACAGTTAAGTTTACAACTGTTTCAACAGGTAATACTGTAGTTCCAGGTGACTTAGTTTGGTCTGGTCTTGCTTTTATAGAAAGTTTAGATATTACTGCTGATATGGAATCTCCAGCTACTTACAGTGTATCTTTTACAGGACAAGGTCAACTAACTCAAGCTCCAAACCCATAATAACACCAAAAACACCAAAATATGAGAGGACATTTTGAACTATCCCTAAGCGATGGGAGTAAGATACCTATGAGGTTTTGTACATGGTCTTTAAAGAGATTTTGTCAACTACAAGGTATTGGACCATCAGATATATCGGAAGCATTATCAGGTAATCAATCTTTAGAAGCGATTACTAACTTGCTTAAAGCAGCAGCAGAATATCCATTGTATAGTCAAGGAATAACTCCAAGCTTTACAGACATTGAAGTATGTGACTGGATTGATGATATGGGTGGATTGGGAAGTAAGAAGTTTCAAGATGTTATGGCTGCACTTGCTGAAAGTATGAATAGTGGTGTTGAACAACCTACTAATAAGAAAGCTGCAAAAGACGCTGTAAAAAAAAATTAGAGTGGATTGATATTGAAAGATATACAATGGGGGAGTGCCAAGTGCTTCCCCATTTGTTTTGGGATATGACGATGGCTGAGTTAGATTTTGTTTGGTATGGTTACCGTCATAAAGAAGAACAAGAATGGTTAAGAGCAAGATGGCAGACATCACTTTTAATTAATATACAACTACCAAAAGGTAAAAAGATTAAACCACATGAGCTTTTGCCACTTGACTGCGATAATCGTAACTTTGTGAAGCAAAGAGTGATGACACCTGAGGAGCTTAAAGAGGTCTTAAAAAAATACGATAATATAAAGAAATAGGATAATGGCAGATAATCAAGTAGACTTAAAATTAAACCTCGATTTTCAAGGGGTTAATGATGCGTTATATCAGATGATTGGTCAATTTAATGGAACTGATAAAGAATTCCAAAAAATTGCCAATAGCATACAAAAGAATGCTAAAAATCTAGAAGCTGCAATTAAGTTATTTGGTCCTGCATCACAACAAGCAGGTGCTGCGGCTAAAAAAATGGAAAAAGATTTCCAATCATTAGTTGCAAATGGTATTGATCCAGCAAGTGCTAGTTTTAAGAAAATGACATCATCGATGCCTACAGCATCTGGATTAGATGCTGCTACTGGTTCATTAAAAAAGAATAATATGCAATGGTCTAATCTTGCATTAGTTATTCAAGATTTACCATTTGGATTTAGAGGTATTCAAAATAACCTACCTGCTTTAATGGGCTCTGTTGCTGGGGCAACTGGTCCTATGTATCTTGCTTTCTCGGCTTTGATTGCAGCAGTAACTGCTTATGACTTAGGTATTTTTGGTGCAACTAAAAAAACTGTTGATTTTAGAAAAGCCCTAAAAGAAACAAATGATGAATTAAGAAATACTCTTAATTACACAAATAGTGAAGTATCCAATTTACAAGGACTAGTTGATGTAATGCTTGATGTTAATACTACTGAAAGCATAAGAAACAAAGCTTTAAATGAAGCTAGAGAGGCAATTACTCAAGTTGATGAAGCTCAAGGTAAAAAAATAAAGACTATTGGTGATGCTATTATAGCTATTAATCTTTATACAGAGGCTATTCAGCAACAACAAATGCAAGAGGTTATTGGTAAAAAAATAGCTGAAATTACAATAGGTCAAATAGAAAAAAGAAATACACTTGCAATTGAAACAGCTAAAGCTAATAAAGGTATTCATCCAGTTAACTGGTTTATGGGTAACACTGAATTGCAAAACTTAGAAAGTGAAATATTAGCTAATGAAACATTACTTAGACAATTAGAAGATTTTAGAAAAAGTAATACAAAAGCTTTATTATTAAATCCAACCTCTAAATATAACGCAAAAGGTAAGACAAATAATCAACTCGATGCTCAAGCAAAGAAAGACTTAGAAGCATCACAAAGATTTAATGAACAAGTTATACAGGGTCTTATAGATACAAAAAAACTTGAAGTTAAATTATATGAAGACGATGCATTTAAAAAATATCAAGTATCTGAAGAACTTTTGCAACTAGAAAAGCAACTTGCATTATTAAAGATTAAAAATAGTGAATATAGTGAAATTCAAAAAGCTAAGCTAAGTGAGGCTGTTTATAAAGAATATGCAAATCAAATATTACTTATAGATCAGTTTATGCAAGAGCAGTTGCTTATTCAAAAAGATAAAGCAAGAAAAGAAAATAAAAAAAGAGATGAAAAGGAATTAAAGGAATTTACTGATGCTTATAAAAATCAACTTAAAGACTTTGACGAATTTTATAAAAATAAGCAAAACTTAAGCACAGGAGATAGGTTAGCACAAAAATCAATATATGAGCAAGAGTCATCAGACTTGCAATATATGCTTGAGAATAACTTAATAACTTATGATGATTATATTAAAAGACTAGGAGAAACTTTTAAAGGTTGGTCAAATAATAATAAAGCTATAGCAACCGAAGCTGCTAATTCTATTAAACAAATAGGAAATGGATTAATGTCTGCATTAGGTCCAGCTATGGATATGTTAATAGATAAAGGTGCTAGTATAGGTGAAGTCATAAATAAAATGGCAGAAGACCTTATTAAGCAATTAATAAAAGTTATAGCAACTGCTGCAATAGCTGCTTTGTTAATGACTATAATTTTCCCAGAAAAACTAGCTTCTGCTGGTATGAGTGGGGTGGATGTTTTTACTGGTTTATTTACACAAGGAATGGGATTAGGTTCAATGGCTTTCCCTCCTAAGAAGATGGCTAATGGAGGCTTAGTATCAGGTCCTACAATGGGTCTTATGGGCGAATATCCTGGTGCTAGTCATAATCCTGAAGTTGTAGCTCCATTGGATAAATTAAAGACATTAATAGGAGGTGGTTCAGGAGGTCAATTTGTACTTAGAGGACAAGATTTATTACTATCTGTTAATAGAGCACAAAAGGCATCTAATCTTAAAGGACAAAATATTAGTTTAGCATAATGGCGTACGTTTTAAAATATACTATAACACAAGAGTTAAGAGATGACTTGGTTCAAGTTGTAAAGATTTACGAACAAGACCCTTTAAATAATTCTGTATATACTTACGAGGCAACATCTATTCAAATACAACCTAACTCAAATGAAGAAGATCCTATTGGCGGTGTAATATCTTCTCAGCTTAATGTATCATTTTTAATATCGACTACAAATGATTATGAAAAATTTCCTGATTTATTAAACTTTAATGATGTTAAGTATTATGTTGAGTTAACAATAGGTGCTGAAACTAAATGGAAAGGTTGGTTATTTAACGATTATATTAACGTACAATTTACTACAGGAAATCAAGAAGTAAACATAGTTTGTATTGATGGTTTATCTTTTTTAAAGTATAAGTTCTATGAATCAGAAATAAGTATTAACGATAATATAAGTTTGTTAAATATTATAGGCACTTCTTTAAATCTTATACCATATCCTAATATGACATTTATATATGCTTGTTGCTCTTATTACGCATCAACAATGTTTGATAGGTCTGATGCAGCAGGTGATGAGCCATTTAAACAAGCATATCAATATAGAAGAGATTTTTTAAACTTAGATTATTATACTATTTTAGATAATATAGTTAAAGGATTTGGTTGTAGATTATTTCAAGCAAATGGTGATTGGTATATATTACCAATGAATCAAATGGCAACAACAATATATTATACAAGATATGTTGTTGAAAATACTCCGTCAAACTCAGGTAATGGTGTATTAGATAATATTATTGATATATTACCTTATCAAGACAATAATGTACATTTTGTAAATAATAGCCAAACCAAAATAGTTAAAAAAGGTTATCCTAATATTGTTTCAGAAATACCTTATGAATATGCAGAAAACTATATCCATAATGGAAATATAAAACAAATAGATGCACTTGGATTTCCTGTAGGATGGGATAAAAATACTACTGGTACTGGTTTAGTTCAATTTTTTATCTATCCAGATAGTCAATCTAATAGATTTAGTATATCTTCTGGAAGTAGTGGTACTGCATCTGTAACTATTGGTGAATTCCCATCTGATTTTGCTTATAAACCACAAATGTATGGTGCAGAAGCAACTTTATCATTTGATTTTCAAGGCTCAATGAGAGTTTATATAGAAATATTAGTACCAATTGGTGCTGGGTTTACTGCATTTTATTTAAAAAATGATGCAACATGGACTACAGTTCCTTCATTCATTGAAGTAGCATCTACTACTGGAACATCTTTTGAAAGCAAAAGTATCACATTGCCTTTAGGAGAGCAAATAACAACTTCTGGAACTATAATAATGGAAGGATATGTAGACTGTGCATTTTCGGTTACAAATGTAGGCAGTACTAATAAAGCTGCTGGTATTATGAATTTTCAATTAAAACAATCTGCTGGAAATTTAACACAAGTTGTTGTTACTCGTTCTATTAATGATAATCAAACATCAAAGAATATCGAATTAAAATATGGATTAATTTATCCTAATTTATTTGTTTATAAAAGTGAAAATTATATTAATAGATTAACAAATGCATCAGGTGTTACTTTGACAGGTTGGTATAGATATGGTAAGCCTACTGAATCTTTTGCTAATTTACCTCAATTAATTATGAGACAATATTCAAATTTATTAAATAGAAATATAGCAACATTAGAGGGTGATTTAGGTGCATATACATCTGAAAATGGAATGATATATTTAGATAAAGTTTATCAGATACAAGATACATCAACTTATTCCTTATCTTATAATGGTAAAAAATTTCTAGCAAATAGATTAACTACAAATCCTTATAACAATGAAGTAAGTAGCGTTCAGTTAATAGAAGTTACAGATACAGATAATGCATCAACTGAAACTTTAGTTTATGATGGATATATTCCAGGAAGAGCACCAAGAGCAGTATAAAAGATATAATATTAAAAATGTTTAAATATAAATAATGCCATCAGTAATTAACGGAACGAATATAGTTCTATATCAATATAATCCTACAACATTTCTTTCAGTACCTTTTGGGGCAGCTACAAACTGTTCTTTTGAGGTTTCAGTAGATCAGAAGGAAGTAACTTCACAAAGTTCTGCTTGGTTTAAAGAATATAAGAATGACGTAGCTACATGGTCCATCAATGCTGATGGTTTTGTTGCTTTAAGCGAATACTCTTATTTATTCTTAGCTAACTTACAATTAAGTAGACAGCCTATATTAATTAAGTTTCAAATAGACAACGATAATGGTAGTGGTACTGGGGCTTTAGGATACACAGTATTCACAGGATTAGCCAATTTAAGCTCACTTAGTTTAAGTGCAGGGGTAGAGGCTGCCTCAACATATAGTGTGTCACTACAAGGCTCTGGTGCATATACAATATCAGGAACTCAAGTTACACCTACAGGTGTAGTTGTAGTAGGTTCTAACGTAGTAATGTTTGACTATACTGCTACAGGTGGTGAAACAACTGTGACCTTTACAGGTGCTATTGGTAAGTCTTGTGTGACTGTTACAAGAGGTGGTATAGAGGTTAGAAGTATAGCTACCTCAGGTGTACCAACAGGTGAGAATGTAACCTTTAACGCATCTACAGGAGTACTTACCTTTGCATCAGCTAGAGCATTGGCTGCTGATGAGTTTATTAGAGCAATTTTTAAATAGAAATTAAAACATGAGTAATCAATTACAAATAACTGGGGATTTAAAGGTAAAGACATTAACAGGTGCATTAACGGCAAGTGCTGGAGTAGTTAGTTCTGTTCCTTTGGGTACTGCTAATGGTGTTGCTACTTTAGGCGGAGATGGTAAAGTTCCATCTGCTCAATTGCCTACAATGGCATCTTCTTATAAGGGAACTTGGAATGCTTCTACAAATACACCAACTATTGCGGATGGTGTAGGAACGGCTGGAGATTATTATTTAGTAAGCACAGGTGGTACTTGGAATGGGATAGTATTTCTTGAAGGAAACACAGTTATTTACTCTGGTACTGTATGGCAAAAAGCTGGTGGCGGAAGTGGAACAGTAACTTCGGTTGGTCTTGCTGCTCCTGCTGCATTCTCGGTATCTGGTTCTCCAGTAACAAATTCTGGAACATTAACTTTAGCTGGTGCTGGTGCGAGTACGGATTATATAAAAGGGGATGGTACTTTAGCAGTATTTAATAGTTCGGCTATTTCTGCGGTATCTGGTAGTTACTTGGCTTTAGCTGGTGGAACTATGACAGGTCAAATTGTGCTTAAAGAATCTTCAAGTAGTACAGATTTTACAAAAGGTTTAAGATTTCCTAATGACCCATTTATTGGAAGTGGAGATATAAGCGGATTAAGATTATATGCTGACACTACAATAGGTCCAGAAGCACAAGTTTTAGAATTATATATTGCAAACGATGGAATAGGAGCTTCACAAGATAGAATAAACTTACAAGCACCAAGCAATGATTTAGTGACTATTAATGGAAATAAGATTTGGAATGCTGGTAATTTAAACCCAGCAAATTATTTACCTTTAAGTGGTGGTACATTAACTGGTGCTTTAAGTGGTACAAGTGCTACATTTAGTGGGGATTTAACAATAGATACAAATACATTATATGTTGATAGTACAAATAATAAAGTTGGAATTGGAACAACTACTCCTGATTCTCAATTAGTAATTAATGGTTCTTCTAATTCTCGTTTTAATATGAGAGCAGGAGATACAAGATATGGTACTTTATATGCAGATAATGGAGTATTTGCAGTTTCTTCAATTACTTCAATTCCTTTAGTATTTGGTACAAATGATATTGAAAAAATGCGTATTACAAGTGGTGGAAATGTATTAATTGGAACTACAACGGATAATGGTGCTAAATTAAATGTTAATGGTAGTGCTACATTTGCAAGTAGTGTAAGTACTGATGCTAATTTAACTTTAAATAATGGTACACTTTACGTTTCTGCTGGTAGTGGGTTAAGTTATTCAAGTAGATTATCGACTGCATATAATTTTCCTTATGTAGATACATATTTAGATTCATTTGGTGGTGCATCTTATGAAGGAAGATTAAACTTTAGAACAAATAGCGGTGGTGGTGCTATGAGTACAAAGATGACTATTTTAAATAATGGTTCAGTTGGAATTGGAACGAGTACTCCAAGTGCAAATTTAAGTTTGTCTGGAAGTGGTGATATTGGTGTGCGTATAAAGGCAAGTGCCTTATCTTATATTGATTTTGATAATGCTGATAGTGGTACACCAAATGGTTCTATTGCTTATAACAATAGCACAAATATTATGACCTTTTCAACAGGAGGAAGTAATAGCGAAAAAGCAAGAATAACAAGCACAGGTAGTTTATTAATAGGAAGTGAAACAGATTTGGGTTCTGGGTATAAGCTACAAGTTAACGGTTCTATATCTATGGCTTATGCTAATTTCTTTAACTTTAAAGGCTCAACTGGTGTAGGAGATGTAATTGTAGATAATAGTGGTTCATCATTAAGAGTTACAGGATTAGTTCAGTTTGATTCAAATGTTACTTTTACTTCAACTACTTTGGTACAAGGTTTGTTGACAAATTATAATGTTTACAATACTCAAACAAGTAGCTATACTTTAGTATTAAGTGATGCAAGTAAGATTATTGAAATGAACGTAGGTAGTGCAAATACAGTAACTATACCTACAAATGCAAGTGTTGCTTTCCCTGTTGGAACTGAAATTACTGTTATGCAATATGGTGCAGGTATAACATCAATAGCGGTTGCAAGTGGTGTTACAATAGTAAGTAAGGATAATGCTAATATAATAGCTAATAGATATACAGGTGTGACTTTGGTAAAAAGAGCAACTAATGAATGGTATTTAATTGGTAATATAGTAGTATAATGAAATTAGTAAAACAAGGTATAATAATGTCTGCTCAAGGCAGAACAGAAACTGGAGTAGATATTAATAATAATACTACAACTGCTAACATTACTAATGTAACTGTTAACGGAGTAGCTATAACTGGTGTAACATTTCCTGTAATTGCAGGTGATAGTGCAAATGGTATAACAAACCAATTAGGAACTTATACCATTGTTGTTTTTTATGATACTGCAAGTGGAGATTATGTAAGAGTAACTGACACTAAATTAAATGTAAACTGTATTCAAACTTCTGGTTCAAGTAGGACATTTGCAGGTCAAATAACTAATGGTTATTATCCTAGCATTACAATAGAGATGGGAGATGGTTCTTGCCCTCCATAAATTGGGCAAAATAAAGAAAGGAATAATTAAGTAAATTTGTAAAAATTATAGATAATGGCTTGTGCTCAAACAAATGCTGATTTTAGACCAGCAAATTACAACATACAGATATGGAGAAATGATACTTGGAGTCAAGTTTTAACCCTAACTGCCAACAATGTACCTATTAGTTTAGTAGGTGCAGATGTAAAAATTCAGATCCGTAAGAAACCAAACAGCGAAACTGCTGAACTTACGCTTACTGAAACCAATGGGGCAATCACAGTTGGAGGGGTAAATAACAATCAGATTACAATTAATTATGATATAACGATAGCTGCTGGAACTTATGTCTATGATATGTTAGTTCTATTCCCTAATGGCAATGAGAAGACCTACATTTGGGGTAACTTTATCGTTTACGAAGACATAACCAAGATATAATGAGTACAACAGTAACATCTAATGAGCAAAATATTGATATAATAGTTAATAATGATGTGATAGATATTAATGTTACAACGAGTGTTGTAGATGTTAATACTACTACTGAAATAATCAATATTGAAGCTGCTGGAACTTACCCTTTACCTGCTACAGTTTATTCTGTATTTGGTAGAACAGGTAACATTTTAGCTTTAAATGGTGATTATAACACTTCATTAGTTACTGAGAATACTAATCTATATTTTACTAATGCAAGAGCTAGGAGTGCCATAACTCTAACAACTACTGGTACTAGCGGTGCTGCCACATATAACAGCACTACAGGCGTTTTAAACGTACCTGAATATCAAGGTGGGGTAACATCATTTAATACAAGAACAGGAGCAATTAGCCTACTTTCTGCTGATGTAACAGGTGCTTTAGGGTTTACTCCTTATAACGCAACTAACCCTGCTGGGTATATTAGTGGTATTACAAGCGGAATGGTTACAACGGCTTTAGGATATACTCCTGTAACCAATGCAAGAACATTAACTATAAATGGTACTACATACGATTTAACTGCTGACAGATCGTGGACAATTTCAGCAGGAGTAAGTTCGGTAGGATTATCTGCACCAACAGGCTTTAGTGTAACAAATAGTCCAATAACTACAAGTGGAACATTAGCTTTAGGCTTTTCTGCTGGGTATTCTTTACCTACGGATGCAAGTCAATCAACTTGGAATACTGCTTATAATAGAAGTTTATTAAGTGCTGCGGTTACAGGTACAACTACAAAAACATTAACTCTTAATCAACAAGATGGTGGAACAATAACTGCAAGTTGGACAGATATAAATACGGATGCAGTTACAAGTGTATTTGGTAGAACAGGTGCGGTAGTAGCTACTGAAGGCGATTATAACTTAACTCAATTAGGGGATGTAACAATAACAACTCCTGCAAATGGTCAAGTATTAAAATACAATGGCACTTCTTGGGTAAATGGAACTGATACAGACACAGGACTTACTTCGGTAGGATTATCTATGCCAAGTGCATTTACTGTCGCAAATTCTCCTTTAACGCTTAATGGAACGTTATCGGTAACAGGTGCTGGTACAACTTCTCAATATGTTAGGGGAGATGGTACTTTAGCTAACTTTCCAACTTCTGGCGGTGGCGGTAGTTCTGTTTCTTATTATTTAAACGGAAGTGTCAATCAAGGTACAATAGGTGGTGTTACTTATTATGAAATGAATAAAGTGCCAGTTATAGGTACTGGAACTGATTTTGCAAGAGGAACGAATGGATATATTGCTTCTTTTTTAACTGATGCTAATGACCCAGCTTTATTAGAAATACCAGCTGGTAATTGGAATTTTGAAACATATTTTAATGCTTCAAATGGTGGTGGTAGTCCAAATTTTTACATTGAGTTGTATAAATACGATGGCACTACTTTTACCTTAATTGCTTCTAATAGTGCAACTCCTAAATTGATTAATGATGGTGCAAGTATTGAGGCTTACTTTAGTGCTTTAGCAGTTCCACAAACAACTTTAACTTTAACTGATAGATTAGCAGTTCGTATTTATGTAAATACTTCTGGTAGGACAATTACTTTACATACTGAGAATGGACACCTTTGTCAAGTTATAACAACCTTCACAACTGGAATTACTGCTTTAAATGGATTGACTGCACAAGTGCAATTCTTTGGAACAGGAACAAGTGGTACGGATTTTAACATTTCAAGTGCAACGGCTACTCATACTTTTAACCTTCCTGTGGCTTCGGCTTTAAATACTGGTAAGTTAAGTTCAAGTGATTGGTCAGTATTTAACAATAAGCAAACTGCTTTAAGTGGTACTGGCTTTGTTAAAATTAGTGGAACAACTATAAGCTATGACAATAGTACTTATTATTTAGCATCTAATCCAAGTGCATTTATTGCTTTAACGGCTTTAAGTGCTGGTACAGGAATAAACTACAACAATACAACAGGGGTAATTACTAACTCTGCTCCTGACCAAACTGTTACATTAACGGCAGGTACAGGTATATCAGTTAGTGGAACTTATCCTTCTTTTACAATAGCTTCTACAATTACTCAATATACTGATGTATTAGCAAGAGCATCATTAAGTTTTGTTGCAGGAAGCGGTGCGTATAACTCTACAACAGGAGTTATCACTATACCAACTAATACAAGTCAATTAACTAATGGTGCTAACTATATTACTTTAACATCATTAAGTGGTAGCACAGGCATTTCATATAATAACACAACAGGTGCAATTAGTTCTACGATTACACAATACACAGATGCTTTGGCTCGTGCATCAATTAGCTTAACCACAACAGGTTCAAGTGGAGCAGCTACTTATGATAACACAACAGGAGTATTAAACATACCACAATATAGTGGCGGTGGTGGTGGCTCAATATCTTTAGCTGCTATTGGTTCTACACCTAATGCAAACGCTGCTACATTAACAGGGACAGTTTTAAACTTAGAACCTGCATCTGCAACATTTGGTGGTGTGGTTACAACAGGCACACAATCATTTGCAGGAGCAAAAACACTTTCAAGTACAGGTAGGTTTTCTTTTAAAACGGCTGTAAATACTGATGCTTCATTAAATATTGGGGATGCGGTTAGCGTTGCGACAGATACTAATAGAGCAAAAATAGTAATTAGTAATACAACAGGTGGAAGTGAATTAATACTTGGACAAAGTGGGACTAATAATTTATTATTTAATTGGACATATAATGCAACGGCTGCAAATGCTTATGGTGTTCTTGAAACTTATGCAGGTAATAACAATTTAGTTATACAAAGTGGTGCAGGTAGAATTGGATTTGGAACTACTACAATAGGTAGTAAAGTTCAAATCAACGGCAATGCAGCCATAGGATATTCAGCGAGTACGGCTGCTCCAAGTAATGGGTTGGCGGTTAGTGGCAGTGTTTTAATAAATACAACAAGTACAACAGGAACTTTTGCTCCAACTTTACTTATTAGGCAAAATAGTACAAACTATGCATTTGAAATTAAAACTACTTCTGCAAAGACAAGTACAACCTTAAATAAATTTATGGCTTTATCATCTTCGGATGCTACAAGTCCACAATATTTAGAAATCGGTATAGTAGGTGCTGCTACAAATTCAAATAGATATTTTTCATTTCAAACAAGTGAATTTTTAATTGCTGATAGTGGAAATATAGTTTTTCAACCAAGAGGTGGAAATGTGGGAATTGGCGCAACTACAATAGGCTCTAAACTACAAGTAAACGGAAACGCTGCTATTGGATATAATGCTTCTACCGCTGCTCCAACAAATGGTATGTCAGTCGCAGGTACAGTCAATGTAGGAACAAACACTTCAGTAACAACTGCTGCATTACAAGTAAGTTCTACAACTCAAGGTTTCTTACCACCTGTAATGACAACAACGCAAAAGAATGCAATTACTTCACCTGCAACAGGATTAGTAGTATTTGATTCTACATTGGGTAAACTATGTGTATTTAGTGGAACTTGGCAAACAATAACTTCAATATAAAATAAAATAAAATAAAATAAAATGAAAATTCAACCGATTACAACTTGGTTCAACGGAGAACCACAAACTGCATCTAACTTCACATTAAGAGGTATTGCAGATGATTTTACAACAAGTGCAACCCTTTACTACGAACTACAAAAGGAAATAGTAAACGAAGAGTCAGTAAGCTATGAAAACCTAATTACTGCTAATTTAGACATCAATGGTCAAGACTATCAAGCGTGGTCAGTAGAACCTGATGCTAACACTTGGATTTACAACTGGGCAGCAGCTAAGTTAAATTTAGTGTTAATAGCTGCATAATGACTGCTATTAAGGAGTATTTAATCATTATCCTTGCATTCTTTGCTATGGTGTGGCTATACGAGTCATGCCATAGCTCAACTGCTGTTATAGAGTCTGTAAAGACTGATACGGTATATCAAACCAAAGTGACCACTAAATGGAAACAAGGGAGAGATATACCTTATGTCGTTATAGATTCTGTACATGATTCTGTACGTTATTTGGTACATGATACTATACGCATAGTATCTGATTATATGCGTACTTATGCCTATTCTGATACGATTAACGTAGATTCTAATACCTTTGTCATAAGCGACACTATAAGCCAAAATATGATCCAATCTAGGAGATTTGAGGCTAAAATAACCGAAAAAACCATCTTTACCACCATCACTAAGGAAGCTAAAGCTAAGAATACCCTTTATTTGGGCTTTAGAGGCGATTTAAGCGGGTCTAATGGCTTGGAGGTACTAAGTCCTGGAATCGTACTTAACGTCAAAAATAAGGCTCTAATGGGGCTTAATATCGATTTAGGCTTAAATGGTCAAATAAGATACGGAGCAGGTATATATTTTAAAATAAGTAAGTAATGATGAAGTTTATAAAGGATATGTTTTCAGGTAGTGGTGAGGTCAGCTCTAAAAGAGTGGCTGGATTATTAGCGTTATTAAGTGCAATAATTGGTATCTTTTGTGCGTTAATACCTCAGGTAGCTTTTGACTCATTGCTTATGTATTCAGCGACTTTATTGTCAGCTAGTGTTGTAACATCAATTTTTAATAAGAAATAACAGATTAATATGAGCAGTTTTGACCAAATAGATAGTGATTTAACTCCTTTAGGTGTTGTAACAATGGCTATATCATGGCTAGATATTTTTGGAGTAGTAGTGTTAAACCCATTACTACAAACTATCGTTTACTTGATGACTATTGTTTGGTTAGGAATGCAGATGTATGGTTTCGTTAAAAAGCAGTTTAGAAAAAAGTTCTAATTTAGTGCATCATGCAAATCACCGCACACTTTAATTTAGCAGAGTTTACTCGTAGCGAATCAGCTAAAAGACATGGTGTGTCTAACCAACCAACCCCTGAACACTTAGAAAATATTAAGATACTTTGTGAAAGAGTATTAGAACCAATTAGGATGAAGTTTGGTCCTATTAATATTTCATCTGGATACAGGTCTAAGGTTCTCAATCATTACATTTCAGGCAGTTTACGTTCACAACATTGCGAGGGCAAAGCGGCAGACCTAGATATGGATGGTATGGGAACTGTTACTAATAAGCAGATTTTTGAATATATAAAGAACGAACTTGAGTTTGATCAGCTAATTAACGAGTTTAATTATGGATGGGTTCATGTAAGTTACAATGTAGGTAAGAACAGAAGGCAGATATTAGATGCTTTAAAAGTAAACAATAAGACTGTATATTCTAACCACAAAATCTAACCAAACCAAAACCACATATAATGAGCAAGAAAAATGTCCTAGTAATAGGCGACACTCATGAACCATTCTGTCATCCAGGCTATAAAGCTTTTTGCTATGAAGTAGCGAATAAGTTTCAATGTTCTGAGGTTGTACATATTGGAGATGAAGTTGACAATCATGCCATCAGTTATCACGAATCTAAACCTGACGGACATGGAGCAGGTAGAGAAGCAGACTTAGCACAAGCTGCTATGTACAAATGGTACAAACAATTCCCTAACGTAAAAGTATGTATTGGTAACCACTCAGCCCTTCATAAAAGAAAGGCTCAAACAAGCGGTTTACCAGAACGTTTTATCAAGTCCTATGAACAAGCTTGGGATGCCCCTAAAGGCTGGAAATGGGCTTTAGAATGGGAAATTGATAGTGTTCTGTACACTCATGGTACAGGATCGTCAGGACAAGCAGGTGCAATCAATAGAGCAAGAGATGCTCGTCAATCAACAGTTATAGGTCATATACATAGCTTTGGAGGTGTTCTTTATAGTTCATCTGATAAGGATATGATATTTGGCATGAATGTAGGCTGTGGTATCGATATAGATGCCTATGCTATGGAGTATTCACGACCTTTCCCCAAAAGACCCACATTAGGCTGTGGAGTTGTTCTAGATGGCGGAAGAGTTGCTATATTTGTTCCGATGCCTCTAGGCAGTAAGATTATTAGGTTACCAAGA